GAAATCGGTAGTTATAGGAGGATCACAGTAGGATCGGAGGAAATTGTAAGATTATGAAAGATTATGAAAGATTTTGATATTTACGGTAATTCTCCGCAAGCAGAAGCAATCGCCGATATTCTGAACGCGTGGTATATTCCGGAGCCTGTAGATGAGGATTGGGCGTTATGTCGTAATACGTGGAAGATAGTATTTAGCAAATGGGAAATAAAGAATTGGAAAATTAGGGATGCAGTGTATGTTATCACAGATAGCTCTCAAAGACGTAGAGGCTACTATCATGTGAAATTGTATATGATAAATGATTGTCCTGTAGGGATTATAGAATGGAGAAGTAAAGATGTTTGGATTAGCTTATTTCAACGGATAGAATCGCAACGGAGGGAGCCTTGTGATTAAGCCTACGGAACCGCAATATACAAAATGGTTCTGTGATTCAATGCCGTTCAAAGGAACGTGTATTGCTCTAGTAGGTATGAGTACAATGCAACGACGGGGATTACCCGATCGGCTTGCTTTGTGGGAGGGCGGCGGATATTGTTTTCTAGAAATGAAGACGGATCAAGCTAAACTGCGGGCGAGTCAATTTCAATTTTTACGTCTTTGTCAACGATTTTCCACAAACTATGCTATTGTAAGATTTTTCTCTTTTTACAACATTTGTGTTGACTTTCCTATAAACGATGGAAAAATGTTGAGAAAGCGATTCGTTGACGCGAAAACTGCTTGGCTTGCAATTAAGGAGAAAACGGATGGTACTGTGGATTGAGCAAAGTTCTTATCGTCGAATCGAAAAGATACACATAAATTGGAAAGACGAACTTCATATTACTGTTTCTGATTTTTGCTCTAAAGAGCATGCCACAGATTTAGCCAACAAAATGATAAGTGGAGAGGGCCTATTCGCAATATTGGATGAGGGCAATGGAAGAAAGCGAAGCACTTACAAAGTATCAAATATTCATTGGAAAGTCACAGAGACTGAGTTTGTTCTTGTTCCTGTAAAAAACGGAAACAGAGGAAGAGGAGAGCATGTACGCGAAAAAGAATAAAAATCGAAGAAAATCTAGAGATTGTGGAAACGGTGGAAACGATGGAAAACTATGGAAAACTGTGGAAATTGTTGAAATTGTGGAAATTGTTGAAATCGATGGAAACTATGGAAAACTATGGAAATTGTGGAAATTGTGGAAAACTATGGAACCGAAGAAAACCTAGAGATTATGTAATATTTCGTACTCAAAAGCAAGTGGTGGATTTTTCGTTAAAGATGGAATGTTTGTGCATGAATCAATTTCGCGATTTCGCTTTCCATACAAACTCGCAAGGTATGGTAGACAGTCTGCGAGCAACAAACGGGTATAGGGCAGGAGAACGACAAGCAAGGCGACTTATTTTAGCCTACGGTCCTCCCTGCGAAACCCTAACAAACCCCTACGGGGCGGGTAAGAGAATGCACGTAACTATAGCAGTATACAGTATCTAGCACTAACCCACTAACGGATAGGAGTAAGTAGGTAAAAGTAGTAAAGAGTAGTAGGAAGTATGTGGGTTAGCAAAAATGAGTAAATCACGGGTTATACATGCAAGGCGACTTACATTGTACTAAGTGCGGGTAATTCGCTAAGTGCGGGTTAAGTAACAAGTTACATCCACGTGTAGGGAAATGTAAGCGGGTATGTCGGTTACAGGAGCGATTCGGGTAGGCGGGTTCGGTGGCGAGCTAGAGGCAAGGCGGAGGCTTGACGACGGTTAGAAGCAAGGCGGAAGTCAACGGAGGCTTGCAATCTGTATTATTATTGTGCTATACTATTAGTGCGGTCGTTGTTGTACTATACTGGTGTTGTGGATACGGACAACCGGATAACCCGCAGATTGAAGTACGCAAAATGCCACACGAGATTAGAAAAGGATACTGTCGTCATTTCTTCCCTGATGGAAAAGCGTGTGAGAGAAGAGCAAACAAGAAAGGATTCTATTGTGGATTGCACGATAGAGCAGTAATCCATCACGGACTCTACACTAGGAAACTTCCGAAGCTCCGCAGTTTGATAAATCAGATTAGAGAGGAGTACGGAGATAGAGATACTAACCTACATCAAGAGTTGGAACTATTACGGGCGATGAATCTTAGAGTTGCTGGATACCTAGAATTAGCTATCCAAAACAACAATTCTCGCTTGGAAATGGCATCTATCGATTTATGTAAGAATCTGATAAAAGAGATCCGGGATCATGTAAATACAATTACTCAACTCCAGGAACGTAGATCGTTGACATTAGAACAGGCGGATCTTTTCCTAAAGCAAATCATTAGTATTTTGTTGGCGGAAGCCGGGGAAGAAGTAACAAAGAAAGTTGCACTTAAGTTTCGTCAGTTAAAATGGCCGGAAAAAATTACTGAGTTCAATTCCTCGGTTCGTAGGTTGGAGGAAACAGAAAGTGTTCAATGAACAATGGCAAGAGACAAAACGAATTGCTTGTAATGTAGCATTCATTTTTCTTGTGTGGATCCCATTCGGTTGTTTAGGATTCTACTTGATAACACAAGTCTTAGGAGCAATCGGATGTCTGATCCGCCGGTTCTCTTTGTAAACAAAAAGTACTGCGAGAATTGCAAACGGGAAACACCATTTACTATCGGAAGTCCGGTAGTTTTAATCACTACAAAGGATGGATTGAAGAAAGTAAGTATCGATCCTACAAAGGAAATCTGCCTTGAATGTCTGTGTACTCTTTCCAAGTAGATACTAGACAACAAACGTGGAACGATCTGTTCCTATATAGTCTGGAACAGATAAATGAAGTCGGCATCCTCGAGGGGATGGGAGTAGATACTTTCATCCGCAGAATACTAAAGCGTAGGGTATGGAGAAAGATTCGTCGAGTAAACGCTGCAATAGAACGTGGAGACAAGAGAGTATTCGTTAGAGCCGGTCACGGAGTGGGGAAGACTAATGATATGGCAAACATTGTTTGTTGGGCACTTGCTTGCCTCCGGCCTCCACCATTATTGATTACTTCCGCTCCAACATTTCGCCAAGTGAAAGATCAATTGTGGCGGGAAATTAGAGTATCATGGAACGGGTCCTCAGTCTTATCTGCTCTAGGAAAGGTAAATCAAACATCGCTTATGATACAAGATGGATGGGGAGCGATGGGATTTTCTACTAATGATCCAGGGCGATTTCAAGGCTATCACAACGAACGGCTAATCTTTATCATTGATGAGGCAAACGCATTTCCGGAAAAGATTTGGGAAGCTATTGATTCTTGTGTTGTTAGTGCCAAGAATCAAGTAATAGCTATCGGCAATCCGATTCAACCGCATGGGAGATTCTTTCGTGGATTTAGCGATCCTAGTATAACTAAGTTCCATTTATCTTCTAGAGAACATCCAAACGTTATTGCCCGAAAGGAACTCATTCCTGGAGCAGTAACCGCGGAATGGATAGAAGAGTTTGAGCAATCGTACAAAAGTTTTCCCAATATTATCATTTCTCGTATCGATGGTATTTTTCCTACAGCATCTGTTTCATCTTTGATTTCGATGGATTTAATTGCAAGAGCAATGTTAGTAGAGCCGAAAACAAAATGGCCAGTTATATTGTCATTGGACGTTGCTCGTTTCGGCGATAGTCTAAATGTGCTTACCGAGTTTCAAGGACAACTTTGCGTAAAGCAGGAGGAGTGGGGAAAGACAGATACTGTTGGAACTGCGGATCGAGTAGAGACGCGATACAGAAGAGCCGGAGCATCTTCTGTAGTAATAGATATTACTGGTGTTGGAGCCGGAGTTTTTGATATACTAAAGCGTCGCGGAATAAATGTTATTCCTTTTGTGGCGGGGGAGAAAGCAAAACAGAAGAACCAGTTTTTCAATAGTATTTCCGAAGCGTGGTTTTTGACGAAGGAAGCGTTGTCCAACGGCCTATTTTCCCTAGGATTTTCCAGTAGTGATTTGGAGGTACAATTGACGATGCGTGAATACTGTTTCCGTAGCGATAAGAAATTTCAGATTGAGAGAAAGGAAGACTATCGAGCTAGGACTGGTTTTCCTTCTCCGGATCACGCGGATTCATTTGTTATGGGAGCAGCACACATGATACATCTGTGGGGAAAGATTGCTAATGCCTGACATAATTGACTTTACTTCGTTTGGCATCTCAGGATTGATCTTTGTAATGTGGTGGATTGAAAGATACGAACGGATCAAGGTCATGGGTCACTATAAATCAGCCGTGGAAAAACTAAGTTTCTCTAGTGAGATGGTGAAGCAGATGATTTCCGTTGTTGAGAAAAATACTGCGGCGTTGGAAGCATTGAGACATGAACTCCATTCATGCAAAAAAGCGGACGGCCTAGCAGAGTAAGAGTAAGTAACAGTCTTGGCCTAGCAGAATGGCAGTAGCGGTTTGCCAAAGTAATAATGGGTGTTATACTACGTGTGTGCGGGGGAAGAGGAGGCTAGTCGTGCGAAAGGCTTGGCTCGCGTTGATTCTACTGTGTCTCTTCTCTGGATGCGGAATGAATTCGATGTTTTGGGAACCTAAGTTCCAAGCGAAAAATACACCAGTCGGAGACATCTCTAACAACGGAAACGCCGTTCTAGAAGTGGAGACTATCGTTGATCCGAATAGTCCACTTGCAAATGTAAAACGAATTCGTTGGACAAACGATAAGACATACTTTCTTCCCCAACAGTCTGAAGCCTTGGAACGTGGAATTGCAGCAAACGCCGCAGGATTCTCTTCAGCCGTTGACACAATTGCAAATCTCGCGGAACGTTTTGTTCCTGTATATTTTGAGTACATGGATAGGAAGGAAACAGAACGGCAAGCAGCTTTTGAAAGACAAAATCAACGTATCAATCAGTTAGATGCAAAGATAGACAGTATACTAGAACGTCTTCCTGTTCCTCCGTAATGCTTGATCTTGCCATTTTTCTTTTTTCCGGTTTTAGGCAAGAATCTTATCGCGGTCATCTACTCATGGATCGCCTCTGGCTGAAGTGTCTTCAGTTTACTGGCGAATCTAGAGTAGTATTGCGGTTGGAGTGGGATGCGGATCTAAAGGATCTTGCAAAACTTTGCGAGAATTACAAACCGAAAAGACTAATTTTTGTTGGATACTCGTGGGGAGGACAAACGGCCGTAAACCTATCTAAAGAGATTTCCCACAATGTTTGTAAAATGTTTCTTATTGACCCAGTCGTCCGTAGAATACCGTTGTTTTTGAATGCAATGGTAGGATCAACGTTAGAGATTCCTAGTAATGTTCTTTCCGTTACTGTTTGGCATGCTGGAAAGAAACGATTCTTAGATCCTGTAGGTTCAGTCGTAAGGAGACCGAAAGGCTCTCTTAGTTCGCAGGATTCGTTTACTGTATTCTCCCGTGAAACGCATTCCTCAATACAACAAAATATTCGCATAGATGAAGTTGTGATTGATGGAGTAAGAAAATGTTCAAGCTTTTAGCATCATGGATTCGTAATCGTCAAACCCGTTGGAAAGCGGAACAAGCGGTTCTAGAAGGACTTTCTACTCTACGAACTCAAATATCTCAAGTATATGTAGATACTGATAGATTGGAAGATTATGGTCAAATTGATCCTGAGGAAAATTTCCCCCATGATGCTAAGGTTAAAGTATCTAGAGCATTATATAAGACGGCATTCGGTAGGAACATTGTTGAACAATTAGTGAATCATATTGTCGGTCCGCAATTTCTAGTAAAGTTTTCAGATCCAAATACCGATTTAGTATATCAACAAGAACGACGCCGATTCAAGTTGTATCGTCGATATAGAGAAATAGTTAGACGAGTATTCCGGGATGGTATTTGTCTTCTAATAAAACTAGAAGATGGAAGAATACGTTTCGTCGAACCGGATCTAATTAGAACCGATGAACGTGATGAACATATAGCCGACGGATTTGTATTGCAAGACCCGGAGGATTGTGAATCTGTTGTTGGCGTATATGTAGATAACGAAGAATTCAGTCGTAAACTTTTCTTTCGGTTTGTTCCAATGTACGCCGATTGTGATGAATTGAAACCGGATCCTTTGCTTTGGATAGTACGTCGGTATATTCTCAAGTATGAAACTTTTCTTGATGCCAGATGGAAACTCAATCTATACCGTTCTCTTATTCTTTTACTACGTAAACACATTGGAAAGAGCCAAGAGCAGATACAAGCTTTTGCGGATAGGGTAAAAGACGGAACGCTAGTTCGTCCGGAAACCGGACGAACAGAACCATATTTACACAATCTAAAAACTGCAAAGGTTATCGACCATAATGACGATGTTGAGTATGAATTCAAAGCTCCACAAACTGGTGCTGCGGAAGCGGAATTCGACGGTCGTTCCATCAGATTGACTATTGCAGCGATGGTACAGTTTGCCGAGTATCTACTTTCGGCCGACGCTTCCAATGCAAACTATGCTTCCACTGCGGTTGCCGAATCTCCATGGGTAAAATCAATGGAAGCAAATCAAGAGGATATCGGGGAACAAATAGTTGATTTCATTCAATGGCTAAATCCAAGGTTAGTGGATCCTGTATTGACGTATCCTCAATTAGTTTCTCGGGATCACCTGAAAGAAACACAAAGACATAGATTGATGTGGGAGGCTGGAATCCTCTCTTCGCAAACTTGGCAAGAACTAGAAGGACTCGATCCTAAAGTTGAAACAGGAAGATTAGCGAGTAGTGGCGAAATCGGTATCTAATACTATACGAGACTGTCTCCTCCAACATTGCCACAATGTAGCAATGTCAGAGGAAGCAGTTTTAGGATTAGCTCAAGAGTTTGCTCAGACAAATGTACAGTATAGCGGGGATATAGATCGGGATATGGCACTTTTTCTTTCAAAGGTGGATTTGTTTTTTGCTGACATTACCGCAAGAATCTATTTCATTACTAGAAAATCAATCGGAGTTCTGTTACGTCAATCATTGGGAGCACTAGCTCAAGAAATCAAAAGAGCTAAAGTTTCCGTTGGAGTCTTTCATCCACCTAGCGTTTCTCAAGCTAGACAAATTGCTAATCAACTTTTGAGAGCATCATCACTAAAGGATCTTCGGCCAAAGCTATTAGCAAAAGCGAGATCCATTTTTAGGGATGAATTGGAAAAAGGATCCTTACCGAGAGACATCGAAAATCGATTAAAAGATGAAATGTCTGTATCAAGAAATTGGCGACGGGTAGTCCGAACAGAAATCCAGAGAGCTAACAATCAAGCTTTAACTGATTCGTATGAAAGAAATCGCGATATGATAGCGGGGGATCAATTTGTAGCAACACTAGATACCAGAACTTGTCCTGTTTGCGGTTCTTATGATGGTAATGTTTACTGGGCGGAACCGGTTGCAGGACAACTTTCGTTAAGTGAAAAACCGGAAGTTCCTGTTCATCCTAATTGTCGTTGTGTGTATACTCCAATACTGCGATCGGCGGACGAATTAGCAGTTAGAACTTCGCTTCCCCGCAGTATTCTTTCTGATGATTTAGATGGACAACCGGTCGATAGATTGTCATATCAGGATTGGCTCGGTACACAAGACGAAGAAACACAAAAGAAAGCTTTAGGCCCCGATAGATTTTCGTTGTATAAGCAAGGAGCTCCTATCGATGCTTTTATCGCCGATGGAAGAGCCTTGGAACCAGAAGAGTTGGAAGACGTAAAACCCGGGACTATTGCTGATGTTCCTAAGGCAAAAGTTATTTCTGATGAAAAATCTTTTGCTAAGGATTTAGTGGGAGAGAATAGTCTTGCCGGAATTTCGCATCGTACACCATTTCTAGTAAGTCATGCTGGAACTGAGATACACTCATTAGAAAGTAAACTTGGCGATCTTTCCCCTAAAAGAAAGATAGTGAAAATAGCTAAAGTAGAGGGAAAGACGCATCGTAAAACTTATAATGTTTTTGTCACTAAAGATGTGTTGCCGAAACGAGTAACAAATCAACCTTTAGTAGATATTAGAACTCGCGGAATACAAAACGATTGGCCGTCAAAAGCGTATCGTGTAATTAAAACCGCGGATGGATATTTGGAGGAGATTAGAGATACTAGAGCTAGAGGAAGTGTGACAATTCGCGTTCATCCATCGATGAAAAGTAATCGTTTATCGGAGAGTATGAAACAAGCTTTGTTGAGAAACCCAAATGCTCCTAAAGGTATGATTCCAATTAAACGGTTAGGTACATTAGTGAAATGGAGATCACTTAGTGGCTCGGAAGAAACCCGATGGACTTATATCTGACGAAGAAATCTTCGAGTATTTACAAGCTTGTGATAAGGAAAAGAGACGGCGAAGAATAAATATGTTGAGTATAACGGATCATTTACGAGTAGCTATTAGCCTAGGATATCGTAAGACAGAAAAGAAAAATAGCGAGTTAGCTATTCGGTGTTCAAAATGCTTTCGGCCACATCCAAGAACTAAGGACTATTATTATTCTTCTCGGGCCGCAAAGGATGGATTGGACAGCGTATGCAAACAATGCCGAAAAGAGATAAATCAAATCCAATACCGCAAAAGAAAAGTTTCCGGATTGAACGCCAACGGATCGACTTCTCTTTCGAGGGAGAGATAGATAAAGAACAAGGGGTAATCCGAAACGTAGCGGTTTTGGGAGCTAAATCCGCTAACGGATACGAATACAAAAACTCCGCTCTTCAGTCGGCGGTGAAAGTGTTTGAAGGGAGCAAGGTTTTCATCGACCATTCTGAGGAGCGGAGCGGTCATTCACTAAAGGATTACGCTGGCCGTTTGGAAGGGTTATATTTTGATTCTCGCAACAGAAAAGTAAAGGCTAAATTACTTCGCCTAGTCAATCCACTTCACGAAGATTGGATATTGACTTTAGCGGAGCGTGATCCTTCTGGTTTCGGGTTATCTATAGACGCAGAAGTAAAAGTGGATCAAGACGATAATCCAGTAGAGATTATTAGAGGATTCTCTGTTGACTTTGTAACGGAACCGGCGACAAACGTTGGTCTTTTTGAGAGGAGACGTAGGATGGCAACACAACCGAAAGGTAAGAAAAAGGAAGAAATCACAATCAATTGGGATGGATTGACATATGAAGATATCAAGAATAACCGACCCGATATTCTGGAACAGATGGATCCCGATCTTCAAAAGGCATTAGAGGATTTGAAAATGTCACTAGAGACATCATTGGAAACTTTGAATACTCTCATAGGTGGAAATGACGAGCCAGTTCCTGACGAGAATACACCGCCAGAAGGAGCCGGCGATACTCCGACTGAAGCTAATCCTAACCCGACTTCTAACCCTACTCCAAAACCGGAAAGCAAGAAAATTAAACGGCCAAAGGTAGTTTCGCATCATGATGAACGTGAAACGAAATACGATATGTTGATTGAATCAGGATTGAAGTTGTCTTCATCGATGCGGAAAGCGGCTTTGAATATGACGGTTGATGATCTTGAAGAGTTTATCAATGAGCAACTTGAAGCTACGGAAAATGCTCCTGTTTCTCAATCAACGCCGAGACTTCGGTCGGGTAAGAAAACTTCCACTTTGACAGCGGATTCTTTGCTGTCGTAGAAAGGCAACAAATGCAAAGTATGTTTCGCGGCAGTCCGATTCAGCGAACGTTTAATATCGCCAATACTGTTGTTATTAATCCTGGAGATCTAGTGTGGTGGGATGGAGCAACACTAAAACCGGTTGGAACGTCTGATGGTCTTGTAGAGACATGGGGGACGTTGCGAAATTCACGTCGCAATGTTGTATCAAGATTTGCTGGTATTGCCGATTTTGAGATGAACACTACTTATCGACACAGTATCACGCGGAATGTGAATTCCGGTGCTATCGCAATGGTCGCAGTGCCGAGCGGAACTTACAAGGTTGGAGATCTTCTGGGTCCTGCTCAAGATGGTGGAAATAACTGGCTTCTCAGTACCAGTTTGATTAAGGTTGTTCATCCTTTTGATGCTATTGCAATGGTTACTAAAGACTATCCTTCGGCCGTCACTAGAGTTGAAGCAATGCTTTGGGCGGCTTGGGATCCGGGTCATCCTCGTTTCCAAGTAAAGACAATTCCGCTATTTGCTGGTCCGATGGGAACTGCGGCGGATATTGTTAGTGACTACACATTTGGAGAACGTGGTCGCCTTGTTGCTGCAAAAGCGGTTACGACAGTCGTATTTGATACTGCCGATACTATCCTCACATTCAAGAATGCTGCAAATTCTCTTGATGACACTTTGACTATCGCTACATCAGGCTCAGCCGTTGGAACATTCGACGAAGTTCTTTTTGATGATGCAAACGATTACAACATCTTCGAGCATGATAGCCTTTTGGATGTTGCATCTGACGGTGGAACAACTGCCGGTCAAGCTCTTTTGTCTGTAGAATTCTGGTCCCACGGAGCGATCCTGTAGAAAGGGAAATTTATGCCTGACATTCGAGTAGGAGCCGAGCGATTTAATAGGAACGCAAAGCGTTTGGATGCTCGGAAACTCGCAGAAGCAAAACGATCACATGGAGTAAATCGTACAACAGGAATCATTGTCGATGGTCTTATGAATGGAACACTAAATTGGCGACAGTTTAGTATCCGGGATCTGTGGGAGGGATTAGTAGGTCCATGTGCTGAAACTCTCGGAGATGGTAGGGTTTTCACGCATGGTTTAGTAAGATCAAGACGTACGGAACTTGTCGATTCTCAAGCGTTTTCGTATGCTACTGGTAACGTGATTGTGAATCGCGTACAGGAAGCCTACGATTCTCAACCGAGTGTATTGGATCAACTCGTTACTCCGATGCAAAGCAATTTCAAGATGGAACCGATTGTAGGGTTCCAAGCTTTCGGATCTATGAATGTTGTTCCCGAAGGACAACAGTATGGCGATCATCAAATGCTCGATAAGGCAACAATGAATCCCGAGCCTGATAAGAAAGGCGGGATGATTGCTATTACTGAAGAAACCATTATCTTCGATCAAACCGGGCAAATTATGACCCGTGCTCAGCGATTGGGAGAAGCAAACTTTACCGATCGTGAACGGGAGGGTGTTCGACGCATCCAGGATCTTACAGGATACCGATCTTATTATCCTGTTGTCAATGGACAGCCGACACAGACAAATCTTTATCGTGCCACCGCAGGCGGAACTGAATGGTATCGATATACTGTTAATCAAACCGGAGCAAATCCTCTCAACGATTGGACATCTCTAGAAACTGCCTTTGCAATCTTCAATGCTATGGTAGATGAAAATGGAGATCCCATTCTTGCGGTTCCTCGGCAAATTCTGGTTCCGTTTGCGTTGTATGGAACCGCCTTGCGAATTATAAACGCAACAGAAATTCGGTCCCTCACAAATAGTTCGGCAAATATTACTTTGACACCATCTCCACTTGTGATTCAACAGTTAGGCGGATCGCTAATGCCGCTTCATTCACCTTTCATGGATGATTCCACTACATGGTACATCGGAGACTTTCCTCGACAATTTGTTGAGCGTACTATTATCCCGCCTCAAGTACAGGAAATCGGTGGTATGCCGGATCGGGATGTTGTAGCTCGATTCCGCGTTCGTCGAAAGATGCAAGTCGAAGCGACGGATGATAAGTTTGTAGTTCGTTGTCCGGCAGCATAAAATGAGCGGAACTCAATATGCTGCTCCTCGTCAGGGAGAAACTGTTGTTGTCGGCAAGACTGCAATAGTTCCGAAAAGAGCCGCTTTCACCGCAGCAACCGGAGCAGATAGGACTATAGTTGCTGCGGTGACAGACAAAAAAATACGAGTACTATCTATCGTCGGAGGTAATGGTACGGCGGGAACCGTTACTTTCAAATCTACTTCTGGTAGTCTTTCTGGAGCTATCCCGATTCCAGGAAATGGATTGCTAGTACTTATCCCTAGTGATCCTGTAGGTTATCTAGAAACCCCTGAAAGCGAAGCACTATTAGTTAATGCTTCGGCGGGATCTTTCAATGGATTTATTAACTACATCGAGATTTGAGTTTCTAAATGATACAGTAGTAATTGGCCGAAATAGGATCCTTGTTAAACGGGTATTCGGCCAGACTGCGGGATCATTCGGAATCGCGACTTTGGTCCCTGCAGTAAGTAATAAGAAACTTCGCATTTTCGGATTTATGCTGGCGAGTTCCTCTACATTCACCTTTTCTTTTAGAAGTGGATCTACTGCATTGTCGGGTGATCTAATATTTCCTGCGAGTTCCATTCTACAATTGAAGTTTGATCCTATTGGGATCGTAGAAACTGCAATCGGTGCGGCGTTCGGTATTGGATTAAGCGGAACTGGAATTAAGGTTTACTCTGTGTTATATGGGGAGATATAATGGCTACTTACGCTGAAATTAGAGATGCTTTGAAAACTTTGATTCATGCAAAAATTACTGGAGCATCCGATCTTTCTCAGTTTTACAATCGGACATTGAGTTCGCTTAGTATCAATGCTTCCACTTCTCTAGTAGAGTTAACAGGATTACTAGAGAAATATGAATCATTGGCTACAAAAGAGATAGGCGGCGGAGAAGTCCAAACCCATGTCATTTTCTGATGTTGCAGATTTATTGACTTCTGTGGTTACATTTATTCGAGTTGTCGATATTCCTAATGCAATTGGAGCCGCACAAAAAGCTCAAGTGGAAGTGTTAGGGACCGCGATTCCTTGTCGGTTAATGCGTGGCGGTTTCGCTAAAGGTAGAGGAAGACTAAGAATGGAATACGAAGAGATGGACGAACTCTTCGTAGAGCCTTTGGATTTTTCCTTAACTACCGAAGATGTAGCAATCATAGGAACCACTGAGTATGATATAACTGAAATTCCTGAGGATCTTTCTTCGTATAACGAATTATGGCGAATCATAGTCCGTAGGAGAACTTGATGGCTTTGTCTATAGTTGCTTCCGGAGGGAAATCTATAGACATAAAACTCGAATCTACAAGACTAAGAAAAGCTCTTCAAAAACTTACCGGTGAACAAGTAAGTGATTTGTTTCGCGAAATAGGGATTCGATGGCAAAACTATGTAATGACGGGAATGTCCCCGGGTCCCCCTCCATCTTCTCCAGGACGTCCGCCCGCAGTAAGAACGGGTAATTTGAGAAGTAATCTACATTGGGAAATGGATAATGGGTTATCTTCTGTAGCGGATACTAAACAAGTTAAAAGAGGGGCTACTGAATTACGATTAGGTGTTAGTGCTAGAGCACGGTATGGGTATTTTCTAGAGACATCAAAGAATCATCGTATGAGGAGGCCGTTTATGGTTCCTGCATTAGAAAAGGTTTTACAAGAATTGAGGCTTGTCTAATGCAGGATGTGTTGATTGCAGTAAATGAATTTCTTCGTTCATCTGTAGATGCGGAAAGTCTTAGAGGAGTATTGAAATCTTTTTGGGTCGATGAAATACCGTCTACAGATAGTGACTCGCTATATCCTTCTTTAGTTGTAGATTTTGTTAAGGGAAATTCTGAAGGAAGTCTCCGTACAGGAATCGGGCCACGGAGTGATGAAATAGTAGTGTTGGATTTTGTGCTTATCTCTCTACAACGTAATTCTGAGGAAGTATTTCGCATTGCGGAAAAGTTTCTTTGGCCACTATTTGACTATCGTAATATTGAGTTGCCGGCGTTTTCACCATTTCATACTGTGAAATTTGTATCGCGAGATTATGTCTTGGAAAAACTCGAGGATGGTCGAAGATTCGTAACCTCGTATTTAACAGATTTGCCTAGGAGATGAACGTATGGCAAGAATGCACGGAAAAGACGGCTCCATCACATGGTCGGCGGGCTATTCTCAGAATGTTATTTCATGGACTTTGAATAGAACAACAGAGAGAGCAGATGGAACTACTTTAGGCCGAGCAAACAGAGTTAGAGATACTGGCCTTGGCGATGCAACAGGAACTTTCTCTTGTTTTACCGATGACACTACCGCTATTTCTGACGTAGGAACAAAGGGAACTCTGGTTCTTACGGCAGGCGGCACAAAGACACGAACTATCCCAATAGTTGTTACGGATTTTTCTGAATCAGTCGGATTAGATAATAATGTAATTGTAACTTATTCTTGGGAAATGAGCGACGATTCCGATGCTGGATTCGTCATCGCTTAGAGAAGGAGAGAAACTATGGCAGTAGATGCTCTAAATGTGAATATGAATACTAGTATTACAGGAGCTTATCAGAAGACCGATTCTACTTTTGGAACAACCTCCAAACAGATTCGGTATACTCTGTCTCAAGCTTTTGCTTTCGGAACTGGAAACGATCAAGCTAATCGTTTGATTACATCTTCTGGATCTGTTAATAGTACAGGATTCGATTTTGACGTATCTGGTGCTATTGTAGATGCGTTTGGCGATACTGTTTCAATGGCAAAAGTTGTCGCTGTCGTAATTAGAAACAAGGAAACCACGAGTGGAAGAAATCTCCTTGTAGGAGCCGCTACGTTTCCAGTTCCTCTGTTCAATAACTCTAGCGACATTGTAGTCATCGGTCCTTCAGGAAGTTTTGATTTAAGAAATCCGGATGATGGCTATCCTGTTGTAGCGGGATCCGCGGATCAGATTAAGTTAGCCGCCGGTGGAGCGTACACAGTAGAGTATGATTTGTTTATTCTAGGGAGAACGGTGTGAGACAAGTTTCGGCTAATCATTTGGGTGGAAATGTTTCTGTGGTGTATAATGGACATGAATGGGATGCGGTTAGGTTTGAAGATTTCCGGGATTGGGCGGAGATCAAACGAAAAGAGGCTTTAGACATAGCTATGAAGATGAATATACCTTTTAATGAAGTTTTGCGTATCTGTTCAGCATCCTCTTCAAATACACTAGAAACTTTGCTTGAATCTACGGAAGGTCAGTATTTTATTGTAACCAGAACTTGGAATCGTATACATCCTAATGGAGAGCCTATGCCTAATTTAACATGGAAAGAGTTTTTCCAAGTGTTTAGATTGATTGCTACATCCTCAGGTTTGATTTCTTCTCCAGGAAAGGAATCAGAAAAGAAAGATTCAGAAAAGGAGAACTCGCAAGAGGAATCCAAAAGTAGTACTTGATTGGAACTTCTCAGAAACGATTGCTACATTTTATGTTTTATTCGGCGGTTCTCTCGATATTTGGAAAATGACACCTACTCAGGTTTTTCAAATGATTTCTTGGGGAACTAAACAAGCATCTTTGATAGGAGGAAGGTCCCGTGGCATTTAGGCTCACAGATGCGTTTATTTCCATCAAGGCTCGAAACGATACAGAGAAAGGATTACGTGATGTAGAAAATGCTGTCACTAGCAGTTTGCAGAGTTTAAGTCAAGTAATAGTTGGAGCACTATCTTTTGGAGCAATTGTTAACGAGTTTCGTAACATCTTTCGTGAGGGAGTGGAAGCGAATCGAGTACTTCAGAATTTGAAATCTAATCTATCTTTAGTGACTACTGAGGCTACGGCGGCTACTAAGGATTTCGATCAATTTTCTGCTAGTATAGAAGCTATTACTACAGTCGGTGGCGGAGCGACGAAAATGTTAGCATCTCAGTTTGTGAGTCATCTAGGGTTGACTGGAGATCAACTAAAGAAAGTATCTGTTGCCGCAATAGGCTTAAGTAAATCTCTAGGAATTGATCTTAACGCTTCGGCAAAGTTGATTATCTCTGCCGTCTCTGGTAATACCGCTATGCTTCGTAAGTTCGGTATTTCTTTGGATGAAACCGCTACTCCGCAGGAAAAGTTGAATCAATTATTGGAAATGGGAGTCGAAAGATTTAAGGTAGCTGAAGACGAAGTCCAGACTATGGATGGTAGTCTTACGCAACTAACTAACACACTAGGAGGAGTTCGCGAAGCATGGTCGGTATTCTTTAACAATCAAGATACGATTCAAGGTGTGAAAACTCTAAACAACTTATTGTTGGGATTTTCCTCTTCTGCTTTCGAGTCTTTAGCATTCTTTACGGACCCGGTAGAGGGACAATGGAAATTTTTAGCAGATGCGTTTTCTGATGTTCTCCTAGGTCCTATCGATGAACCGGGAAGAGGACTTTTTCCTGGTTTAGAAGTAATGACTAAAGTAGGAGAGGATCTTACACGAAAAGCTCAAACCATAGCTAAAACTCGTGTCGATGCTGTAAAAGGAACTGAAGTGGAAGTAATACAAAACGAGGAATTAGTTGCTCTTCAAGAGGCTCAAGTTGAGGCTATGGAAAAGGCTAGAGCAGAGGAGAATACTAGGCTTCAGTTAGTAAGAGAAGAATTAGCAAAGCGAAAAGAGATAGTGGAAGAGATAAAAAAATCACGAAGAGAACAATTGATAGGGGTAAGAGAAACTATTGGACAAGCTCACGTAGATATGTTTGTAGCGAGAGGAAATAAACAGGAAGCTTTAGTGTTAGAAGCACGGATGAAAGCCGATAGAGAGATTAGAACTCTGGAAGCACAAAGAGGAGAAGTGGTACGAGGGTTATTTAGAGAATACGAAGAGGAAAGAGAGATATTTCATCGTCAGCAAGCAGAGCGATTTGGACTTAGTATTGAAGAATCTAGAAGGATTGGCGGATTTGGAGCATCGGGAATAAACCCACTACAAAATCTAGGAACTGTACGAGAATTCTTCGATAATGCGATTCGGGAAATACAAAGACGATTGTCTTTTGAACTCATTGACATTTTTTCTGGTGCTCGTACTAGAGAAGCAGAATCATTTCAATTTCGTGATTCTCCTTTTAATAGTGTTTTCCGAATTCGCGGACTTCCGGGTATTGGACAATCGTTAGAGATTCCTGAGCGAAGCCAGGAAGTGTTGTTAATGAAAGATCAGTTAAGAATACTAAAACTGATTGAACGTAACACTAGAACTTCGAGAGGCGGAGGAATAGTTCCCTAATGGCAAATGTTAGATATGCCGGAAGACGGTATACGAAATCTTCTAGTGGTGATAGGCTATTAGAAGTTTGGAGGATAGAGGACATCGATGCTACGGATGTCTTCAAAGCTCCATTTGCTCCTGGGGTCCCTAGAGTTGGCGATGAATTAGTTGTTGATGGTGTGCCGCAGGGAATCTACGTTCAGGAAGTAACTATTGATTCGCCTAGTGACGGAGTTGAAAGGCCGTTTTCTGGCGAAGTAGTTTACGGTCCTCCTACTGGTAGTATTCCATTTGATCCGGCCATTGATTATATTACATGGTCCGCTGGAACTGAATTTCGACGTAATCTTGTTTCGGAGAATGGAAGACCTATCGGAGTTCCATTTTCTGCCGAGGAAGATGGAACATACAATTTAGAAGACGGTGGACTTGAGGATTCTTATGTTGATCTAGGTGTTGATCTTTTATATCCGGTTGTCGATATTTCCATACGAAAAAAGAGAGTATGGTCTGTAGATCCATTCACTTTAATTTCAAAATTACGTCACACTAACGAAGAGCCTATTATTTGGCAAGGATTCAACACTAGTGGACAGTTTATACGGTGGGTGATCCCTGCGGGATTTATGATCTTTCTGGGGTATAACTGGGTTCCAGTTGGAGTTTCCTCTTTTGACCTAGAGGTAACTTTGTATTTCAGTATTGGGTCTTTCAAACTACCATTGAATTTACCTACTTTTGTGGAAGATACAAATACACCATCATCTTTCCTTCCTGGCTCGCATCTTCCTCTTCGTTATGTTCCTTGGCCGAGATATAACTTGAAAAGGATTCCTGATCCTGATACTGGAGATACTTTGATAAATCGTTCTGTAGTTGGATTGAGTATTGCAGAAGCATATCCACCAGTATCTTTTGCGGATTTGTTGCAATGATAAAGGAAGATAAGTATCCAGTTTTTGTTCCAGGCGGAACTATTTCTGCTAGAAAAGCTAATGCTCTGGTTAATACCGTTGTACGACTAGAACGAACGGCTATTGCAAACTCTAGATTTGGAGTTACCGGTATTGCAACATCTTCTCCAAGATCTAGAGTTAGCTCTGCTCGTCCTATTGAGATTAAATGGTATCAAATTACTGGATACGGAACCGGATTGTTTAGTATTCCTAATTCCTCTTTTAAGGGAAAGCTAATAGCAAACATAGGTATTGTTCCATGGGAACTTATTGGGGATCAAGAAACAGAAATTTTTGTGGCTAGCTACAGTGAGGACACAAATCAATTCGGAAGGTTAGATTTGTCGGCGGATCCAGCATTAGGCTATCCAAGTCTAGTTCGGCTTGGAGCTCCTATTCCCGTCATTAAATATGCCGATGGTAGACTATGGTCTACAATTGTATTCGAGAAATACGGATGTAACGACGATGGAACTCCCGTATCTAATGTGATGACAAGATTAGGGCAAACGATAGCTAGATTCTTTGGGTTAACTAAATGATCCATTCTCCACGAACCGTTCGTTGCATAGGCTCGCCTTTTCGTTCTCCGGGTAAATTGCCTGGAGGTAGCGGGCCCGGAGAGGGAGCGCCAGGAATGCCTAGTCCGGGTGATGGTGGCGTTATTCCGCCTCCGCCAGGAGTTATTCATGTTCCTAGAAATGTTCGATGTTCTATAAATAGTCAAGTAGCACGATGTAAGCCTATCTCCGATCATCTAAGTGCTTGTTGTTTTCCTGCGACTTCCTGTAGTATGATTCTCACAGAACAAGAATGTGAAACGCTAAGTGGTGAATGGTTTGAGAATTATTATTGTGTTCCTACTCGAACAAGATTCGATTACTTCACTGGATTGTCAGTTACTATTCCGGATATAGGACTTTGTGGTGGCCAATTCTACCCTAATGAATATGTTGTAGACTTGATTCCGTTGCCAGATATTGGCGACTATGACGAAGAGGATATACTCAATGATCCATGGGGAAATGCTATCTATAATATCGTTGGATCTTTAGGGTGTAGTGATAATGGTTTTAGAACACCGAATCATCCTTATGCGTATGCGGGCGGACACTTCTATGATTATTGGCGGAGAACTAACAACGACTATTTTCCGCCGGTTAGTTTAAGTTTTCCAAACGATCTAGATTTTTGTAATGCCCATCAAGTAGCCGGAACAGTTTTCACTTCGCGAATTTTTTCTCGCGTTGTTGGATTTCCCGAAAGTGAATGGTTAATGAGATATGGTGTTCGAGGGGCTCCGGACACTTATTCTCTTCGTGGTTTTCAATTTGTGTGGGGTGGAGCAATCACTTGGAAAGACATTCCATATTGGGAAGATATTCCTAGAGATTCAAATGGAGAAGTTTTAGCTTTAGACTGTCCTCCTATTACAATGTATGGTTTCGGCAAACCGTCTTTTGTCTTTTCTCGCCCTATTCCCCCTCTTATACAGAAGAGAGTACCGTTGTTGAGAAATTATGACTTAAGAAATGGTATGTTCTATCGAAGTGCGAATATAAAAGTTAGACTTGAATTAAGAATAGTGTTTCCCAATCTCGCAGGAACTCCAGTAGTAGGTTCCTGGGTAGCTCATTCTAATCTTTTTACACAAGTGGCACCACCGGTAATTTATCCTCTCCCATCTGATTCAATTCCGCAAGGAGATTGGGATTCAACACATACTATTATTCGTACTGTTGAATTTGATTGTGTGAATCCTGTTCCTGTTTTTGGCAATACTGTTTATGGACTTATCATACAAAATGATTGGCAATCAAATTTTTCTGGCGGTTCCGAAGACAATGTTAGTTTTGGGAATCCTCCGATACAAGTATTCATCAATCGTATGTGGATTTTTGAGTTGTGATAGAAGATAGATTACTTGTGTGTAAGGATTGTAAGTATCGAAGTAAGGAGATTGTAGTCTCTTGTGAGTTAATGTCTAAAGAGCAATTTTGCGATTCTCTAAATGATACAGTTTCTAGATGTCCAAGATCGGAAGAGCGTCGTGTAGGGAAAGAGTGTAGATCTCGGTGGTCGCCGTATCATTAAAAAAAAA